GACATTCCTATAAAGGATGCTACTGCAGTAATTATAGTAGCTAATATTTGTATTAAATTATCTTGTATTAATTCCATCATATTATTTTCCTCCGTGTTCTAAATCTTCTATTCTATGGTTTATTACTTTTATTTGTTCTTCAACAACTGGCATTCTTCTAGCAAAATTATTATGTTCTCTAACTTCTCTAGTCAATTCTTCTAGTTTAGTATCTGTTACTGCTTGTGTTTTTGAATTAGCAATAATTACCCCTAAAAGAGTAAGTCCACCAGTTATTAATGCTACTAATACAGCCTCACTCATTGATTAACTCCCTTCATTCATTTTTATAATATTTCCGTTATTTTGATAATACAAATTAGTTTTATTAGTTACATACTCAATACTCATTTCAGCATCTTCACTATTTGTTATATTAGATGTACCTTCATAAGTAGTTAATGCACTTACTTCTCCTAAATCTATTTCCTCTGGTGTTTCTAATTCATATTGAACCTTTACAGGTGTTCCAGCATCATATTGTGCTTTTAACCATACTTTAAATTCATCAGTACTTGTTATATCACTTGTTGGAAACATATATAAATAAGTTAAATAATTAAAGCATCCTCCAACAACATCTTTAGTTGAATTGAAAAAATGTGAATTCATCTGATTAATATTTCTATTTGGAAGCCTAAGCATATTTTGTATTCTAGTATTTACACAAAATAAACCATTTTTAATTTCTCCAACGAAGCTTTCGTTGCCAGTAAATACATATTCACCTATTCTTTTAGGTATTTTTGCTCTACCATCTTTTACTATTAACTCATCTTTAGTTCCATTTGGTAAAGAACATAATTCATTTCCTTTTAGGTCTATGTTTACTACTTCTTCTGTATAAGGTTTGTAGTCATTATATGTTAATGATGTATTTTCAGTAAACATTGGTTTAAATATTAAATTTGATACTTTTATTCCTTTAAATATTGTAATTTGTACATTTCTTGCCTCTGATGTTTTTTTACTTACTAATCCATTCCCATATTCATAACCATGAAAATTCCAACCCATTCTATATGTGGTATTGCTCCCACCATTAGGGCAGCCTACAAATTTATATGTCTTACCAATTATTAAATTGCTATCATCACCAATTGTGAAATACGCATCTGATGTTGCAGTACCATTTAGAGTATATGTTCCGTCCTTATTTGCAGTACAAGTTATTCCATTAATAACTGTTGTTGCTAATGTGGGTTTTAACCAATTCCTACAAGTTTCCACTATTTGTATATTTCCATATGGTACATATCTTGTTGCAATAGAGCCTTTTTCTAGTTGTATTTTTATCAATTGATTAGTCAGCGTTTTATCTGTATCAATTTGAATTAATATTGTGTCTATTATTACATCTGACTTTAATGTTTGTGTTGACCCTACTTTACCATAGAATATATTTTTATTATTACTTTTGAAATAATATGTTATGTTACTATCTTCATAACTAAAACTCAAATGATATGTTCCTGCTGGTATTTTTAATGATAATCCAGTAAACCAAAAGTTAGTTTGTGCTGTTGTTGTTCCATTAAGTATTATTGATGAAACATCGTTCCAAGACATTGTCATACCATTCACTACTTTGTCAGTAAATTTATCAAGTTTAAATAAATTCCTACCTTTTACATTTTCTATTTCACTAGGATAGTCTAGACTAGGACTTACTCCGTATGGTTCATAATCGGTTGCAACAGAACCTTCTTCTAGTTGAATTTTTATTGTTTCATTAAAAGTTGTTTCTGCTTCAAAACCACTTATATAAGCATACATACTATATACTTCTTTTTTAAATGCCACATTTCTTGTTTTAGAACCCTTGAAAATTGAAAATTCAAATACTTCTTTATCTGTATATGTACCTTTTATATTTACATTAAATGTTTTGGGTTCATCAATAGACAAAACATAATTTCCAGCTGGATATGAATATAGAACCCTAGCTGAAATATCTGCCCACGAACTAGTTGATGTTCCTTTTATGGTTCCTACACCATTTTTATCATATGTTGTTGTTATTCCATTACTTGTGGTATTTAAAGGTTTAAGTAAATTCTTTCCACTTCTTGTTTCTTGTGTAGATTTACCATCTAGCACTAATTTAGAAACTCTATCATTAGCTGAGTCAGTTACTTGAATATCAGTACCAGTAGCTGTTCCTTTTACTGGTTCTATAATTAATTTAGCTTCTGATGGAGCTTTACTTTTATCACCTACGTAAACATCGTGACCTGTATCTCCTTTTATAGCCTGTATTTCTTTCCATACGCCTTTATCTTTTATTTTTAAAATTGCCATATTATACCTCCTTAATATCCCGTAGTCCAACCAGCATTTAAGAATGCTTGGTAATTACTTAAAGTAGTGCATTTAGTAGCTTGTGATTCTGTTAAACCAATATATTTTAGTGTTTTATAATCTTCTGTTGTTACAGCACTATTTGCGCAAAGCGATAATATATTATTTAAGCTACTTTCTGATAAAGCTGTGCATCCAAGAAACATGTTTTGCATTATAGATAATTTTGGTGCATTTAAAGCAGGCACATCAGTCAATGCGTTACAATTGTTAAACATGTATGCAGCATCAACTAATTCAGGTAGATTTATATTAGACATACTAGTTAGACTAGTACAACCATTAAACATATAACGTGTACCAACAACAGAACTAAGATTTAAATTTGGGATGGTCGTTATTGATGAACAAAATTCAAATAAATAATCTATGTGTGTTGAACTTATAACAAGATTTTCAGGGATTTTTTTAATAACTTTGACGATAGATCCTCCCATATATGCATATTGAGTTTCAGTTATTTCCCCAAAATAATCTCCTTCCGTATTAATTTCGTCTATTTTACTTGCGTAAGTATCTATTGTTCCACTTCCAACAGTTACTCCTTTATTTTCTATTGCTGTTTTTATACTTACTTTAGCATTTTTTAATCTTGATATTTGACTAAGTATACTCATATTATATTCCTCCTAACTCTGTTTCTACATTTCCGATTAAGTCATAAACACATTTAGCACTAGGATATTGTTCATCTGTTGAATTAGAACTTAATGAAGTTACTTTATCATTTTCTCTGACTAATTTTGTCCAATTATAATATGTTTTCTCATCTATTTTTGTAATGCTTACAAGTTGATAAGCTGTATCATTCCTTGTATTACAATATATCTGTCCTACAAAATTACCTACTGTTTCAGTACTAGGATCAGATATACCAGTTTTTATTATATTTGCTAATTTTGTTTTTTCACTAATAGTGTAATTATTATCCGTATGAACATATGAAGTATCTTTTACAAAACCACTATCATTAGTTAACTCACTTGTTTTAGTTGGTATTTTAGGAATATCATCATTTGTAATAAAATCAGTGTCATTTGTTAACTCACTTAGTTTTGTAGGTATAGTACTAACCTCACCATTTTCATCAATCCATACGTTATAATCTTCAGTAGGCTCATTTTCTCCTACCCATACGCCACTAACTCCCTGTTCTCCTTGAATACCTTGTATCCCTTGCTCACCCTGGATACCTTGTATTCCTTGTTCACCTTGAATACCTTGAACACCCTGTTCTCCACGGTCACCTTTGTCTCCTTTATCTCCCTTATCGCCTTTGTCTCCTTTATCACCTTTAAATTTTCCAGCCGAAACATCTTCTTTTAAATTATTAATATAATTTTCTCTTTCAGCTTCGTTCGACTGTCTTACAAGTTCATTTTCTTGTCTTTCTAATTCATACTTTTTATAATCTGGTATGTAATTTAAGTTTTTAACGCTTGTTTTTATTGACTTTTCTTTGTCTAGAGTAACATTTATACTATTTTCATTATTAAAATTTATTGCAGCCATATTACCCTCCTATTCATTACAAGTTTTCGTATAAGTTCCATTTAACTTAAACGCACCCATAATAGCTTCTATTTTTTTATCTCCTGAATACAGGACAATATCATAACCATATTCTCCTGTTTTCATTTTGTCTGTATCCGTTGCATTTAATAAGATATTGAAGGTAGTAAATGGAATACCTTCTTCATCTTCACCAGTTTCAACAACTGTAATTCCATTGTTTAAAGATTTTCTTAAACAATAATTCCTATTCTCTGTACTTTCACATACAGTAAAAAGAACTTCATCTATCGGCTCATCATATTCCGATATTGTGAAGTCTCTTGTATATGTTCTCCCTTTATATAATTCAAATGTAGTATCCATTTTAAACTCCTTTCTTCCAAGCACCATTTACTTTTACGTATGGTATTGTCTTCTTCCAAGCACCGTTCATTTTTATGTATGGTACTCCTTTTTTCCAAGTGCCATTTACATTTAATCTAACAACATAATCTTTAGTTATAGCTGATAATGTTCCACTTTCAGTCCATAACCCACTATCACTTCTTTTAATTCGTGTTCTTACATTATATGAAGTACCACTTTTTAAGCCTTTAATTGTATAAGAAGGCCAACCACTTACATCTGTCCAGCTTCCACCATTAAGGCTATATTGTAGGCCATTACAATTGGCATCAGAGTTCCAGTATACCGTTATACTATCTTCTGTTGTTGATTCTATATAATGCTTAGTAAAATTTGCATATCTTGGAATACTTGGAACGCTTCCTGCTGCTGCACTTCCCCACGTTTCTTGATTAGGTTGAAAGTGATATGAGTATGACCAGAAACCAAGACTTACTCCTGGGAATGAACCATCTGCATTATGACTTATAGTTATATCAGTATAGCCTAATAAGGTATAACCAGGATAATATCTATATGATCCAGTTTTAAACGTTTGTCCCATAGCACCAAACGTTGCACCTGAAATAGTTGAACCAACCGAAGTACTACCACCATAATAAAAATACAAATACACCCTTATTGTAGATGTATTTGCACCTTTATCTTGACCTATTAATTGCCACGTTCCTATTACTGCTGTTGAATAAGAACCATTTCTTCTAGCAAATTCTGTTCCATTCATTTATTGCACCCCCTAATATTTAATATAAATATCGCCATCTTCACCACCAGAAGGCTCAGAAGTACCACTTGTAATTTTTTTCTGACAATTATTTATTGAAGCGTTTAATGTTTGTACAGTAGTATCAATTTCATTTTTTGTATAACTAATTGGTATTTTAGATAATAAATCATCTATTTTTTCTTTTGTATAAACATCATATTCACATTTACTTTCTTTACAATAACCTTTTACTGTTTCTTTCATACGTCCTTACCTCCTTAATCTTTCTTTAATAATGTTATTTTGTAATAACCAGTTCTTACGGTTGATGTACTAGTGTTTTTCATCCAAACTCTTATTGCAGAATCAGTTAACGCTATCATATTTATAGTTGGAAATCCGTTTTGCGTTTCTTCCAAATCAACAGCATCATAATAAACATTGTTTGATGACACCATTTTACTGATGATTATTGTATTGGCTTTTGTAAAGCCTGTTGGATATGTAATATCTTTCGATACAGTTCCACCTGCTGTTATATCAACTATTGATCCTGTTAGCGTTGAAATATTATTTGAGTTAAACTTGGTGGCAATATTTGTTTCTAACGCTGCTACTCTTGGTGTCAAATTATTAACCTTTGTTTCATTGCTATTCGCTTTATTACTTACAGGTTTAACAAAGTCATATACAGCTTTTGTTCCTGGTACATTGTCATTTGATGAGTTTGTAACTGTATCCACTATTGGAAGATTATTTGTACTTAATGTTGTTATTACTATTTCTACTTCTGTTCCTATCTTTTCAATAGGATTAGTTAAAGTAATTTTTTTAGTAGTATCATTTACTGTATAAGCATTAGGATTTAATCTAATACCACTTGTATATAAATCTACTGTACTAAAATCACTTCCTAAATAAGAACTTGGTAAATTAATTACTTTTTCATTTGCTGCTGTTGTTACATACAAGGTCTTATCTTCGGTAAAATGGCTTGATGTTCCTAGTGTTGCTAACCATTGTGACTCTGTTCCATTAAATCCGTTTTTTACTGCTATTTGATAAGCAGAATCACCTTGCTCTCCTTTGAAGCCTAAACTAGCTCTTAATAGATTACTCATAATTTCCCTCCTCTGCTTCTGGGTATACTATTAATTTTTTACCTCCTTCATCGTCAAAACCTAACATTGTAGTAGTATCGTTTAATACTAAATCATACCAATATGTCGTACCTTTATTTTTTAGTTCAAACACTTTGGTATCTTCCTCTGTTAATTGGATTTCCGGCGTTTCAGTAGGTGTTAAATATCCCATTTCTCTTAAAGTTTTTTCTACTCTCAAAATTTCTTGTTTTGTATAACCTTTTTTTTCAAAAACTACGAAAGAAATTTTGTCGGTAGGTTGAAACATATATCTTGTTTCTTCCTGAGTTTCATAGTTGTAAATTGGGTAATAAAAAGACAACTTATGAAAGTTGTCCGTTTTATCGCCTCTAGTTAAATAAATTGTCTGATTATCTTCACCTATTGCTATCATCTTATACCTCCTTATCATATGTAAGTGAAAATCTTATATACGATGTTATAGCTGTATTAAATCTAACTTGCATTAAGCCTTCATTAGTAATAAAACCATAACCTATATAACCATCATTATTAGATGTTTGACCAAATGCAATAAAATCTTTTGTAGTAAGTGGTCTTAATTCTGATGGTAAATTAAATATCGTAGTAGTTGTATTAGCTGCGATTGATAGAGTACCAACAAAATTAATACAAACTCTTTTGTTTTTTTCTATACAGGAGCTTTTTAATATTGTTAAGTTTTCTACTTTATACTCTGATATATCATAAATTACAGGATCTATTGCTACTTTATAATCATCATCAAAATCATTTGTAGATAAACCTTTACCAGCAACTTTAGTTACTTTACTATCAATCGCTCTTGTAATTGCTCTGTTTTCCACAGGATTAGTAGAAGTATGAGATAAAGAACTATCAACTTTATATTCTTCTGATAGTTCTTCAACCTTACTTGGTACTCTGCTATATTTTCTATCAACATCAGCAGCCGTTCTAACACCGTTCCTGTCTTGTCTTAATTTTGCTTCCATATCATCACCAACTTACCGTACCATTATCTGATACTTTCATTCCTGAGCCTTTAATCATTTTAACTTTATCATCATAAGAAACTTCTAAATCTTCAACATATTGGACTATTTGATTATTATAGTTATTGAAAGATGAATATTTAGTTCTTATCATCATAGCCTTTTGTGGAATAGATAAATCTAAAGCATTAACATAACTAATTACTTTTTTCTTTTTACTTCCACTTACTGATTTTCCATTTTTATTCTTATCTGATTTAAATTCTTGTGAATCAAAACTTAACCAGGTATCAATATCAACGCCTGCTGCTTTGATAGTTTTGTAATCAGTGTATTTATCTTCTTCATCAAATCCACTTAATACAGCGTGTTCATAAAGGTTAATTTTATCTGTATCTGATAGTTCAGAGTTTAATAGGTATTCTTCATACTTATTATTTAATGATCCACTTATAGTTTTTCCTTCTTCATTTTTATCAGCTTCAAATCTTAATGTATCTTTTTCGAAAGTTAAATAAGTATCTATAGATGTACCAGCTTTTGTTATCTTGTCTAGTGACTTTTCACTAGAATAATTCTTACTGTATAAGTATTCTTTAGCTTCATCAGGTAAATCAGTTTTTAAGATAGTATCTATAATTGATTCTTTCTTATCATCTGACAAACTAGCTATAATTTCTTTATAATCGTCATCATCTTCATCTAGCCCTTTTTTACTTTCTTTATATACACCTGTTATATCTCCGATTTTTGTTTTAGAGATAAAATATTTATTTTTTTCAGATGAAGTTAATCCCATACTGTTTAACTCATCTGCTTCATCTTCTTTAATTTGCTTCCAAGATTCTTCACCCTCACTATTTTTATACTTATAAAATTCAGTATCTCCAAATGAAGCGTAGTTAGATTCATACTTCCCTTTTCCATAAGTATTTAAAGCATCTTTTGACATTTGATTAATTTGGTCTTGTATTTCTTGAACTTGTTTATATTTTTCACTCTTAGATAAATCACTATTTTGTATTTCACGTTTCTTTTGATATAACTTACTCATATCAGATTTAACGGAGTTAATATACTGATTTTTTAACTTATCTTCATCAGTAGCCTTAGAACTATTAGCCTTAGTAGTTAACTCATCACTCATATCAAATAATTCACCAGCGAATTTATTATCATCAGTTGAATTAACTACGAATTTATCTTTTATAGGAGCTAGCAAATAATCTCCAAATGAATCAGAATCATTAGAAGCCTTTTTAGAAGACATAGGAAGTAAAATATCTCCTAACCCTCCTGAGTATTGATCTATAACATAATTAACTTTATATGGGCTAATATTAAATACCTTTCCTATAAGTTTACTTAACTCATCAGTGCTTTCATCATATTGTTCTGCTGCCGGTAAGTCTTGAAGTCTTGAAGGTACTAAATCACCACCATACCAGGCTTCTCCGTTTTCACTTCCATAGGCTTGAATTAAAGGACTAAAGATATTTTCTTTAAGTGGATTAGTTGAACCTACCTGACTTTCAGCATTGCTTAAAAATCCTTCAAAAGCGTTCTTTTCGCCTTGTGCAAGTTCTAGTGTTCTTCTGGCTGCACTTCCTAAAACACTTATCATTCTACCTTTAGGAATACGTATAAATTCTCCATTATCTCTTTTAAATACATAATAGTTATCTTTAACGTAATCTGGTAAAGCTTCGTAATCATCGTCAGCATCTCCACCTAAACCACCTAATAATAAATGATTTAATACAGAAGGTGCTATACCTAACATTGCAGCTTTTGATACAGCTCCAATAAAACCTCTAGCTCCGTTTTCTCCTGAGAAGTTTCTAACGAATTTATCTAAACCTTGAATTGAAGTATTAAAAAAGGTAGCCCCATTTCTATTAATTGCTTTAGAAATAGTGCCCCCACGACCAAAGTTTGTTGTTATTTCTCTTGCATTATATAAAGCTTCGGTAAATGACTTTCCTTCTTTTAGTGCCGCCTTAAATTCAGGGTATCTAAACATAACTTCCATATAATCATTAGCATTAGCTATTTTATTTAGGAATCCTTTATTTTTAGCTTTTGTATCTACATTGTTATTTCCATACTCCATACTAGTTGCATTAGTACCATAAGAAGTAATAAACCTATTCCACATTACGCCACCCTGATATTTTTTATACAATTTCTTAGCCATTCCTGTTAAAGAGCTTGGATCAGTAACACTTGTAATATCTTGACCCGTTATTGTTTTAAAATCATTAGCGTAAGTATTAATGTTTTTAGCTCTTTTACTATCTTGCATAGTTGCTGTTAAGTTCTGAGCATATCCCTTTAGATTTTTTGTATTTAACAAAGCATCTTGAATATCCTTAAACGGATTAGTAATAATAAATGAAGGATTATAAGTAGTAAGTATTTGTCCTCTTATTTGACTTAGTTTTTGTAATGGTTTAGTAACAAGACTTAGTTTTTCTTCATAATTTCTTATTTGTTTATCTAAATCCCTATTTAATTCATTAAATAATTCATCACCAATCTTAACTGTTTGTTGTTGGCCATCTACATATGCTGTTAAATATTTACCACTTTCATCAGAATATAAAGAATCACTTAATAAAGTAGGATTTTCTCTTATATCACCACCTATACTAACTTTATCATTAATTGAATTAACAATTTCCTTGTATAAATCATTTTTAACAATAGCATTTTTCCAAGCGTAAGTTTGTTTCATCATAGCTTGTTCAATACTTTGTAAATTTGCATCACTACCGCCTTTAGCTCTTTTAATAGGCTTAGAACCTCTAATTTCATCAGGTGACATATTCATACCTGGGGTATTTTCCATATCATTCTCATAGAAAGGTACATATTTACCGTACATACTTATTAATCTATCTCTAAATTCATTATCAATAATACCGTTTTCCACAGCATTATTAAGCATATTTTGATTATATGTATATACATCGTTAGCTAAGTCTTTTAGTTCTGGATATTTTTCTTCATAAGCTTGTACTAAAGCTTTAGATTCCTCAGCACTAACAACTGCGCTTCCTTTTCCTTGCTCATGTCTTTCTATGTTAGATAAGTTCTTTAAGTAACCATCAAAGTAAGCATCTAAGCCTTGTTTTCTAGCTTCTGCAAATGGTGCATCTAGTGATTTGCCAATAGCATTACCATAGTTATCAGTTTGAGCTGTAAATATATCTCCACCAATTTCACCAGAGATATTATTCATTCTATCGCCTTTAAACTTGATTTCACTATTACCTGTTTCTTTAGCTAAATTGTCAATTTGTCTATTTCTATTAACCATAGTTTCTTGGAAAGTATCCCAAGCTCGACCTAGTTTAGATTTTGTCTTAGTTTCAACTTTTGGTTTAGACTTCTTTCTTTCTTTAAGTTCGTTTTGTTTATCAATAAATGATTTTGCAAATTTATCAAACGCTGCATCCATTTCTGGATCAATTTTTAATTGTGTCTGGTTTACAGGTGCTATATCTTCTGTTTTAACCCTAGACATTTTAAGCTCATTTGATGTTTTTTGTGGAGTCATAGCCTCATATTTTTCTTTTTGAATTTTAGGTTTATTCATATCTATCATAGCTTCTTCCCAACTATTATAGTTTGGATTTTTATTTTCATAAACTGGTACTATTCCTTGTTTTTCTAAGTTATCAAAGTTAGCTTGATTATAAAGGCTAATATCTTTTTCCATATAGCCTTTTATTGGTGCTAAATTTTCTTTAATATCACTGATTTCTGACTTAACCTTTTTAAATTCTTTCGTAAGGCTTTTTAAGTCGTCAATAGATTCTTTAATAGGAGCTATAACATCTTCTACTTGTTCACTAACTTGTTTAACAACTTGTTCAGTATTTAATGATTGTTCTGTGGATTTCAAAGTTTCCGCAGAATTTTTTTGTGGATTTTCAGTAACTATAGGGGATATTTCATCTTGAATTTGTTTATTTTCTACCTTTGCATATTGTCCTTCTGCTCCATCAATCCAAGCAACATCATTTATATTTACTTCTTTAGAGTATAATTTGTTTTCATCTCCACCAGCATACTGAGAAGCTTCGAGCTTACTAGGAGATACAAACACACCATCTTCAATAGGATATGATGAATAAACGGTTACTTTACCAGTTTTTTTACTTTCTTTTGCCATATTTTCAGTAAAATCAGGGTCAAAACCAGAGTATTCTCCCTCTTTAAAAAAAGCTTCATCAAATGTTTTTATATCATCCTCACTTCTAATCCAAGTATGATAATCATCTGGTGCTGCATTATTCTTATTAATTACTTCAAGTTGTTTACTTTTTAAAGATTTTTCATCATTAAAAAAAGAACTATTATCTAGTCCCTTAATCCCAGTATTTTGAGCATATGTTGAAGTGCTTGATGATCCGTCATTATATCTCGATATTTTATTAGATATTTTATCATTCTTTCCTGCTGTTCCTTCGTTCTCAGCCTTGACACTATTGCTAATGCTGTATTCTTTGATATTCCCACTTCTATCATTGTTCTCGATAACTTCTTTATTGTTTCTGATACCATTTTTATAATCCTCGTTTATATAATTTAAATCTTTTTCATTTTCTTTATTATATAAAATGTTTTGAGAATTATCAACATTTTCCATTTTTGAGTTTACATATTTAATAGGCACCTCTTTTAAACCTAATTGTTTAGCAATTTTTAATCTATGGTTTCCATTTACTACTTCTATGTTCCCATCTTTATTTATTTTTACTTCGATAGGATTTTCTATACCATTGCTTTTTATATAATTTGTTAATTCATTTATTTGTTCAACCGTTCTATAACCACCATTTCGCTCATTTGGAAAAATATCACTTGTTGATGCTATTTCAACATTTGGTCTATTTTCATTGGCTTTTCTTGTTTTATATTGTATTTCTCTAATCAAACCATCAGATATTTTATTTTTATTATTTACCGTGCTGCTAGGAGCTTCTACAAGCAAATTAGAATTAGTTTCTTGAGTAGTTGTATTACTCGTTTTAACTGGTGCTATATCATCATTTGTAATAGTAATACCATTATCTTGTACTTGCTGTTGGACATTAGCTTGTATTTGTTTTACTTCCTCAGTAGATAAAGTAGCGCCTTCTTCTTTTTCAGTATTTTCTATTACTGATTTTATTTCTTTATTTAATTCAGTTTCAGTTATAGTTTTGTTTCTAACTTTATTTTGAAGTTTAGCATCTACGTTATTAATTGTATGAGTTACTATTGATCCACCTATTGATGTTAAAGGTGATGTAAAAGCTGTTGAAATAGCAGCCGTTTTGCCAGCCTCCAAAATTCTATTTAAATCATCTCTTGCTGTTGCTTTTCTTTCAATTCCAGTCTCTTTAGTAGCTAATCTTTCTGTTCCTACTGATGTACTTTCTTGTAATGACTCTTCTAAAGCCTCACTACTTATATTTTGAACGTAACTAGCTGCTCCTGTTTTAGCAACATTCACAATTTTATTTGCTGATTCTTCACCAAATTTCTTAGTAAGCCATTTCTTAACAGTACTTTCTCCGTAATCTTCTACCATACTATTAACGGCTTCTTTACTTACTGTTGCTGTACCTTTTGCAGCTGATATTCCTAAAGTAGCTAAATCAAGGATATTTTCTCCTGATTCAATACCAGCATTAACTACACCAGTTATTTTAGAATACTTTTTAGCTACTTTATCTGGTACACCCATTTCAGTTAATGTTTGATATTGATTACCAGCTTCTAACTTATATGTATATGGCGTAGAACCTAGTGTATAACCTGCCATTCCACCAGCTTTAGCTCCTGCTAACGCTCCTTGTGGTGTTCTAGTAAGTAATGCTCCAGCCGTTGCTCCACCTAAACCTAAAACGGAAGCAGCTACGCCTTGATGTTTTAATGATTCGACTTGCGTATTAGCTTGTTGTATTGCCGTTCCTAATGCTCCTGGTTCTTCTAATAAGTCTTTATTAAATTTATTATAAGTATCAACTTTCTTTTTTAATTTATCTACCTTATTAGATTTACCTTCCATTTTATTATAATATTCTAAAGCAAGTTCATTATTTAATTTACCTATTTCATAATTATCTTTTGCATATTTTAATGGTGTTGCAATTTCATCATCTACTTTATTTTCTACGTTACTAGCATAAGTTTTTAAAGTACCTAATGAGCCTTTTAACCCAGCTCCACTATATTGTACTTCACTTTTACGAGCTAGTTCTTTCTCGCGCTTGTCTTGCTGCCTTTTTAAGTCTGATTCATATTCTTTATACTCATCTTTACTTAAATTTTCAGTATCTAATTTTAATTGATCCGAAATATGAGCTAAACTTGATTTACTACCTTTATAGCCTTCTTTTTTAGCTTCTTGTAGAGTCTTTTTGTCTGTCTTTTTATCTGTCATATAAGACACTTTATCTACATCTTGATAAGTTCCATTTGAATATAAATAATATTTACCGTCTTTTTCGTAAATCTTTTCATTTTTTCTTTTTCCATATTCTTGATACCAATAATCACCGTATGTTTTACCAGTTTCCTTGTAACCATCTGCATTAACTGTTGGAGTTTTATTTTCAGATTTTACAGTAGACTCTACTGTTTCTGTTTCAGGAGTTACAGTTGGTTTGCTATTCATTCCATATAATGTTGGATTAGTTACAGTAGGTTTAACTTTGACTGCGTATGTTCCTAATAATACACTACTTACATCTAAAGTATTATAAGTATTACCAGGATTACGTAAACCGTTAACATCTCTTATGCTTGGCGTAACATTATCATAAGATGTATCTATTTGTTTTATTTCAGAAGGACTTGATGTTTTATCTACTTCTTCTTTTCTTTTCTTTAGCTTTTTAAAAGTATCTTGCCATTTTGCCATAAAACACCTCCTTATTTTTTCCTGTAATATGTATTACCATTTACCTTTTTAGTTTCATACTCTTTTGAACTTATTACCTTGCTTAAATTTACTGCTGCTGGCAAGCCTAAACTGTTTGCCATCTGCGTTGGTGTCATCCAACCATCCTCGGAAGAGCCTTTAGACAATTTAGTTGAACTTGATTTTTTAGAACTTGAGCCATTGGTTAGCTTAGTTGAGCTTGAACCTTTAGAACTTGATTTTTTTGCATTCCGAGCCTTTGTATAATTAAACTGTTCTCTTTGGAATGCCATCGACTCATTATATTGTCTAATTGATTCATTAAGTGAGTTTTCTGTATTCATTTGAGAAAGTACACCTTGCCATCTAGTGTAGTAATCATTATCAACATTTCTTTGAGCTTCTAATTGAGCTTGTAATAATGAATTTTTATATTGGAACTGTTGTAATGAATATTCTAACTGTGTTTTAAAAGCATTATAAGCAATTTCTGCTAAAGCACTATTATTTGATAGCTGAGCTTCTTTTATTGAGTTGTCATAGTTTAAAACAGCTTGATTATATGTCTCCCTTGCACTTGCATATCTGTTTTGATAAGTATTAAAAGCGTTTATCTTAGTACTTTCAGCATAACCAGTATCTAACATACCATTACTAGCTAATGCTTCTGAGTTAGCACCATATTGATTAGTTGCTTTTTTATAATCAACATATCCTGCTGTTTGTTCTTTGGTATAATCCTTTTTAGTTTGGTCTTTTTGTTGATTAATTTTTTCTATTGCAAAGTTTGTATTAGCTTGCTGTAATTCTTGTTGTTTATTTGCATAATCTTTACTTGCATCTATCATTTGTTGATAGTTTCTATCAGAATTACTTATCATCTGATTATATGTATTATTTACATTATTTAAGGCTGATGCCTTTTCATTATTTACTTGTTGAAATCTACTGTCGTTATAATTTATTTCGTATGCCATTATTTACTCCTTTCTTATCTCTTAACATAAGAACCTACATAAGCCTCTAACGTGCTAGAGTATAGCCCAAAATGTTTATTAGAATAGAATTTTAACTGAATTGACTTCCATTTTTTCTTTTTAATTCTTGCTACTACAAATCCTTTTGTATTTGTATATTTTTTTATCATTTCAAAATCTTTACTATCTGTTTTAGCTGCTATTGTTATTTCTTTTCCTTCCATATCGACAACACAACCTTTTTTATTAGTCGTTTTTTGATACTGAGGATAGCCGAACTCATCTTGTAATGTAGTCCAATATGCGTTTATATCAGCTTCTTTTGTTAATGTATAAATCTCTTTATCGCTATACAAATAAAGCACTCCGTTATTTACACGAGTGCCCCTAATATTTTTATCTAATTCCCAATAAAACCATTCATATTCTTTATTATTGTTATTAGTCATCATAGCTCTTGAATCAGCTAGATATACTTTATTATCTACAAATACTAACAAATAGCCTTCCCATTCTTCTAGTATTAAGTCTTTATAGTTAGTTTCATTAAGTAATTTATTGTCTACTAATGTGCTTCTATGTCCTATAACCTGCTCTGTTGTAACATCACTTGATATTGCTTCCATACCTCTATTAGAAAAGAAACATATATCATCATTAAAATTTTTTCCTGTTGATACACAGCCAGTTGAAATACTAGAATGTATTGAAGGATATATCTTTCCATAATCACTATCTATCGTAGGGTTATGATAAAAGACCGTTGTATTCGTTTGACTTGGCTCTTTAAATACCCATAAAGCATTATTTCCAGATACTAAAGCCTTAACGCTTGAATCTGGTATTCCTTCTTCGTAATAATCCAAATCACTACAATAAGATGGATCATTTAATGAAGTATGAAATAACACGTTAGGATAATCAGGGTTTCCACTAAAAAATACCCTATTATCAAATACTTCTAATAGAGTACATTTATTAATCCTATCTCTATATCCTTCTATTGTTCTTCTAAATTGAATAACAACATTATCTTGTCCTGTTGTACTTGGTTCACTAGGAGCTGTATTAAATGTTATAATTCCTTTTTCTGGATTAGTAGTAAATGTTAATATTTCTTCATCATTTACCCACGCCCTTACTGTATAGTCATCATCAAAGCTTTCTACATCTAATTGATAAGCTTTACTTTCTCCATCTCCAATAAAACTATTTTTTCTTACACCAGTTAATAAATTAACATCTTCGTAAATAGTTCCATTACCTGCTGGGCTTTTTCCTATCGTTGTCGTTGGTATATAACCTACAACCTCAGTTACAGAAAAACCATCATAAACTAAGTATGAGCTACCATCTTTTATATATAATTTAGTACCAAAAACAAAAAAATTACTCTTATTTTCTGCCATATGTTCATATATAACATCGTCATTATCATAAAGCTTAGTACCAATATGTACTATTTTATGTTCCATTCCATTATAACTATAAAAAAATAGGCCAAAGATAGTTTCGCTATATTCTTTTAGCAATTCTAAATCTGGCCTTGTTTCTACACATAATCCATTTGTATTTTTATAGTTTTTCCACATATTTAAAGCATCAGGACTACGATATAAAGACACTTCATCTTTTCTTTGTGAGAAGTCAACGCCTCTAAAATTTCTATATTCGTGGGTTATTAAATTACCACTTACAGTTGTTGTAGACATTATAAATCAACTCCCCCATCATAATACATAGAAGTCATTGCATTTCTTGGATCAAGTGATTGTAATAACTCTTTATATCTATTTGAATATATAGTTCCATAATTGCTTGAAACATCACTTTTTAATAAATCACCAGCTACGCCATAAGGTAAGATTTCTAAAGCGTCTCTTGATAATTCAAAAGTATAGGTATCTTCTGTATCCATATCTATTTGATTAGGATATTTATAATAATAAATTTTAGCTGTGCCTTCTTCATTAAAGATAACTCTACCACCTATAATGTCAGCATCTACGCCCTTTATAACGTTTAACTGATAGATAGATGAATCAATATCCGTAATATCTATTTCTTCACCTTCTGTTACTTCCATAGTCGTATAAGCATCTATTTTCTTATATCTAGAAAGCTCATTTTGTACCTGGTTAATAACGCTGTTCATTTTAGCTGCTAAATCTTCATCTTCTGTTAAATCATCAGCATCTTCACTATATTCTTCTATCATTGAATATATTTTTGATTTCATTTCTTCTAGAGTCATATTATTCCTCCTTTATAGCTTTTTTAGTTCCTTCTTCAATAGGCTTAGTTATATTTTCAACACCTTCTAATGTCTTTATAGCTTCTTCTACTCTAACCATATGATAGTTAGGTATGATGTAACCATTTGCCTCATCCCATAAGATTACTGTTCCTTCTGGCACTTCCGTTTCCAACTTACTTGTTTCTAACGATTTAATACCATTAAAATTAGTTTCTCTTTTGATATGAGTTGTTAACTTTCCGTTTCTAAATACTTGATGAACTGTTTTATCATCGTTATACGTATCAAATTTTGTGTTTTTATTTGTTTTAATTCCTCCAAATAATTTAGTACTTGGAGATACTACGTAATATTCTACTTTTTCCATTTTTATTATCCTTTCTTAGCCTTGCTTATGGGAGTTGAACCCATTTATACCCTAACAAGATAAAAGAGGCTCTGAGGCCTCCTAAATTAGTTTTTAAATTCAGTAACTAAAGCTTTTAAATCAGCACTTGCACTACCAAATGTGATCTTTTTAGTTTCTGCATCCATATATCTTGCTGTTTCAACTTGAACTACTGCAAGTTTTCCAGCAGCAACAGATACAACCTTATCAGCAACTACACCAGCGTAACATTTCTTTTTTGGTGCTTTGATAGTTAAATTTGCTGCAGAAGAACCAGCATTATAAACTACTAACATAGTTTTGTCATCCGGTCTATTTACAGTGTATTCTAATCCATCAGTAGTAGAAGCTGTTAAAGTTCCTACATTAACTTCATTAATTTTTGCCGTTAATTTAGCACTATCTAAATTTACTATTGCCATATTTTAATCTTCCTTTCTAATTCCTAGTAAATTGGGAATAAATAAATTTGTTCTGGTCTAACAATTTTAGAACCAAATACATATAAACCTTTTATTGCATCTGAGAATGCATCATGTGGTCTATATGCTTCAACTTTGTCAATTTGTCCTGCAAAAGCGATTGCTTTATTAGTTCTTAACATAGCAAGTTTTGTATCACGAGTTCCATCATTCCAAGTTCCAAGCATATTTTCAATAGAAATTAAAGCATTACCATACTTACCAACATAACCTTTTTTGATTATTTCAGAGTTGTTAGTATCTAATGTAATAATTTCTGGTCTTAGGATTGTATACCATTCTGGAGTTATTTCTAAATGAAAAGTATCACTAGGTTTACAGTTGTTACCGTATAATGTAGCAAATCCACCTTCAATTAATGAAATACCACCATCAGTTACAGTAGAAATATCAGTTGATGCTGCACTGTTTAAGTTTGTTTTGTCTGCTACTACTAGACTAGCAACATATGCATCAGCTTCTTCTGATAAACCTAAAGTAGCTTCTTTAGATAAAGCTTCAATTAATCCTTTCTGAGATTGTGCCTTTTCTACATCATCTACTTCAAAGTCAAAGTATCTGAATTGGTCAATGTCCATATATTGAGCATTGTCATTAGCACCTTCACGAACTAAAGCTGTACCTGGTACATAAGTTCTGATTGTTGGTCTTACTACTCCTAAGATTTTAATTCTTTCTGCTTGTTTTACTTCACCTTCAAATTGAAAATCACAGTGGTCTTTTAATGATGTGATAGTCTCTAATTGATGTTGAATTTTTGAACTCCAAACTTGCTTTTTAAAGTTTGCTACTGCCATAATTTTTCATCTCCTTTTCTGGGAGCTTAATGTATTCCTTGTTCATACCAAATTTTCATCGAGTTATCTACTGCTTCCATAACTTTTGGATCTCTTAACTGTTCTTTAGTTAATCTATCTACTTCATCAGGTGTATAGTAGTCCTTCGTTTTACTTGGTGTGTTATTTTTCATACTCCCTATTTGTTCAACCTTTGGCTTAGGTTTAATTTTTGAATATAGTTCGTATTGATCTTTAATAGATAAATCAGGGTTAAGTTTCTTAGCGAACTCTTTAAATTTACTATCTTCTAATGCTTCTTTACCTACTCCAATACTTGCAAGTTCCTTTTCAGATTCTTGCTTTTGTCTTTCAGTTGCTAATCTTTGAAAGACTATTTTTTCTCTAGGTGTCATTTTATCTACACCCTTATCAGCTAAACGGTCTACTTCCTCTACTATGTCATCATAACCAGATGAAATAATATCCTCAGCTTCTGCATTAGCTAAAACCCTTAAATCACTTTCTGAATAATTAGGTTGTTTTGGGATTGCTATACCTTTCTTAGTATAAAAATCCTCGAACTGGTTTGTAATTTCGCTAATATCATTAGTTTGCATACCAGCACTTAATACGGTTTCTAATCTTCCGTATTTTTCTTCATATTCACGACGTAGTTTTGCTTCGCGACGTCGTACAGCCTTATCAATTCTGTCTGATAATTCTTCCTTTGAATATGTTTTTTCTACTTTTTCAGTAGATGGTTGTTCATCAGTAACTTCTTGATTAGAGTTTTCGCCTTCTGTTACTTCCTCTGTTACCTTCGCACCGTCAACAAGTTCTTCTGTTGCTTGTTCTTCAACGTTTTCAGTAGTTTCTTCTACTAGTTCTTTGTTATCTTCCATAACTAAATTCCTTCCTATTTCTACGAGTTTGTTTCTCTAAGTCTATAGCTTTTACCCTCATCAATGCTTGGAGCAATATAAAAAGCCATCTATTAAGATGACTTCTCACATTCTTTATTAAATTCTTTTATTATGTCCTTAGCGTATTCAACTTTCCATTTCTTATCGTTTCTATCCCAACGCTTTTCGATAATAATATCAGCTTGACCGTGCGCTAAATCATAGTCTTTTATTTTACCTTCTTCGGTATTAGTTTTAGTTTCTTCTTCAAGCTTTTTTAAAGCTGCTTTATAGTTTGCCATTATTCCTCCTCTGCTACTTGCTTACGTTCTTCTGCTGTTGCTTCTCTTTCATCGGCCATTCCCTCACGCTCTGCATTAGTTTCAGCGTTAGCTTGTGCTATTGTTTGCTCTGCTTCTCCTACTTGACTAGCTTGTGCCTCTGGGTCAGCATTTAAGAACTGATTAGCTCTTTGTTGCATCATTTGAGCTTGTGCATTAATCATAGCAATCTTCTTCTGTTCTGCTTCTATATACTCAATAGCATCTTCTAGCTTTTGTTTAGGCATAACAGAATCATCATCTAGTAACTTAACGTATATCTTTAATTCTGGTAGTTTTTCAACACTAAACATACCATTTGTAAACATATTTTCTAATGATGTTTCCTGTGCGTATTTATCATAAGCACCTTTAGGAGTAACATCTACTTTTACAGTAGCTTGAAGTTCTTGTAATACTATTTGAGATACATTAACGGGTACTGTATATTCTTGCCCTGTTTGTTTATCTATTTGATCTTCTTCTAATGTTATTCCATCAGTAGAATAAGTAATTATATGATCCAACCAAATTCTAGCTAAATCTTCTACAAAGCCTTTTAAACTAGATAATTGCTCTACTAATGGTTGTTGAGCTGCTTGTTGTACTGCAAGTATTGCTTTACCCGAAGCACTTTCAGGATTAACATCACCTGTTGCAATATCACCAGCTCCGGCCAACTCTCTTGATTGACTTATAATGTCTTGTTGTAATTGTTCTACATCTCCACTCATTTGAGCTGGTTGTATAATTCCAACTGCTTTATTAACATCATCTAATGTCATACCATTCTTAGTTTTAAGAGTAACACCTACTTTTGAAGCATCTGCAGGGTTTTGTATCTTATCTACGTTTACTACCCTTGTAGGATAAGCTGTCATTTTAACAGTAATTAACCTTCTCATAAGTGTTTTATTTACTTCTAATTGGTTAGGTATTAAATGCCTTACTTCTCCTTCACCACGTGCAGAGCCTTCTTTTTCTTCCCAGGTCATATGAGCTACTGGATATAGTGTTAATCCACTATTTTTATTCTGTTTAATATCACAGTACTTAGTAGCCATTGAAAAGTATACCGTTCCATTTTCTTTATACATCTTAGTAACAATGGTACACATATCGTCCTTTTCATATTTAGAGGCTTCTCCTGGTTCTTCAAAGTAATCATTGTCCCCTACTATTAAATCTATTTTGCTTTTGCTTGCACCCTCATTTAAGGCCATTTCTTGAACTGCTATTACAGGTAACCTACGTTTGATTATGATGTAAGGTTGATTTTGAATATCTGAATCATTTTCATTACCAAAGTAAATGTCATTCTTAGATATAATTTCATTTACTGGTGTTTCTTTTTCAGCATCATATGTAACATACATAATACCTTCATCATTTATAGCAGCATCCTTTGTTACTTTACGTACTTTGAAATCAAGTCCGCCTTTTTCCCATATCTTAGCTGCTTTCTTATTTAACATTTCACAAGTCTTTTCTGCTGTCTTTCTAAACTCTTCGCTTTCAAAGTTTTCACTAGAAAAGTTTATAGCCCATAAATTAGAGTTAATAGTACCAACTTTATACTTTACTATTGGTTTAATGAAGTTTAGTTGTACTGGCTCTATACCACTTATTTTAAGACCTTCCCATTGATTGCCGTTATACATACGATAGTTCTTATCAGTATCGCTATACATATTAATTAACCTGCAATAATTACGGCCTTGTTCATATAAAGTCCATAGATCAGTTTGTTTTATTTCTTCTAAGTCCATCTAATCACCTCACATTGCCATCATAATTATTTATTTCTTCTATCATTTCGTTATATTTTTTAGCTTGTGCTTCTTCTTCCTTTTTAGCTTCATAGTTTTTTAATGCTGTAATAGGATTAAGATTAGGAACTTTTATTTCTTCTCCCTTAGCTGTCTTTTGTCCTATCTTTGCACCAATAAAAAAACATACTATATTAAGTATGCTTGTTACTGCTATTAATAAAATTGTTTCCATATTTACTCCTCTGATACTTCATTCGATTCTTTTACAATATCATCAACAACTTGCTCTATTGTTTTATTTTCTTCTTCTGATTGATCTACAATAGCGTTAGCTACTGCTTGAACTTGTTCCACTGTAATATCAGGCATTTCAATATCTTCTACCGATCCATCTACTGGTGGTTCTTCTTGTCCTTCTTCTTTATCAGATTCTCCATCTTCTTCACCTTCTGATGATGGAGCATTTTTAACTTCTTCAATTAATGCTTTTAACTCATCATTACTCATAGAGAAGTTTTCTTCTGTTAGTTCTTGCATTTCCTTTAATTTATTTAATAAAGCTTGTTTTTCTTCTTCTATTGCTTTTAGTTCTGCTTTCTTATCTTCAATAGCTTTAATTAAATCATTTTTTTTCATTTTGTTATAGCCTGCTATTCCTAACTCTTTAGCTTCAACAAATAATTTCTTTCTATCAACAGTTAATACCTTTCTTTTCTTTAGTTCATTGTAATAAGCTTCTTTTAATGCTTTCTTACGTTCAATTAATGTTCTTTTCTTCATTTTATCCTCCTATACTGGCGTTAATTCTTCGCCCCAATCTTCTTTCTCTGGTGCTTCTACACTAAAGTTAAATGCTTTCTCTACTGTTATAGTTTCTTCATCAAATAACACTTGATCTTTAATGTCATATGCTATTGCTAGTCCCATAACTAAATCATCGTGAGAGCCTTCCTGTGCTTCTGGTCTGCCCTTCTCATTCTTTACGAATGTTAGCATTTCCTCCAATGTATCTTTATCATTGATGTTACTAATACATTCTCTTACTATCTCTACTAGATTACTTATTACACGTGGTCTACTATTCCTATCTGTTCTAAAGCCGAACTTCTTAGTTAGTTTACCTGTGTATGTATCTTCTTCTTGTCTTACATACTGCTCCATATAGCCTAGTCTTTCTAGTTCCTTTATAGGAAAACTATCAAAGTTACACTCTATACCTATTAAAGCTCTATGTAATAGGCCTTTATTATCTCTACTAGAGTAATAGCAACCTAGACAATACATTTGCTTAGCGTAAAGGTCTGCGTCCATCTGATGCCTTAATACTGCTACTTGCTTGCCTGTTCTAGCATCCAGTACGTGACCTGTGAAATAGTCGCTACCTTCTCCTGCTGTATCTCCACCTATACAGTATCTTGTTACCTTAGGTGTGTTAGGATTAGCATATATCTTTATGAATCCATTTCTATCATTAACCCATTTAATATTAGTCATCTTACCTAATCTTGCTTGTTCTTCATCATAGATAAAATAACCTGTCTTAATAGGTTTAGGAATAATACTTAATCTATTTATAATTAACTCTGTATCAAATATACATTTACCACTCATCAAGAACGCTTCGTGTGGCGTACAAGGATATTCTTGTTTGATTAAATCCTTATCAATATAGTTTAAATACTTGTTGTAATACCAATATAGCTGTTCTGGTGTTAGTTTCTTTACATCTCTTAACCATTTAAGCCTTGTATTGATCCAATCTGTTTTGTTATCTATATTCTTTAAGAATGGTGTTTTTATTTCATCACTAGCGAATTTAATATTATATTCTTTAGTTTTCCACCATTCAAAGAAGCAATTGATATGTACTCCACTATTCCACATCTTTTCATAATCATTAAAGCCGTTAGCTGTTGATTCATATATCTTAATGCAGTTCTTTGTAAACGCTTCTCCTAGTGCTGCTTGTATAGGTGCTATTCCGTCTTTCCAGAAAGCACACTCAGAGCCGTGAAAGAAGTTTACTGTCCTTGAACGTCCTACGTTGGCCGTTGCTGTATCTACTGCCCAACTTGAATTGATTTTCTCAAATAGTAGTTGTCTTTTATTATTAAACTTTTCAGTTGGTTTTAATGGTTCTGGTAACTGACTATAAGGAAATTTTGCTTTATTTTGAAATATTGCTTCTGCATTGTCTGCCTTATCTGCCAACGTAAACCCTTGAAAGTTCTTATTAGTAATGCTACACGCTTCTTGATATGCGGTTATAAGCGTTGTAAAACCTTGTTGACGTCCTTTTAATACTAATAGTGATATATCAGCAATTAAGCCTTTATTATAGTCATCTTTGGCCTTATTTAATATATCTATAAACTCTCTTTGTACATCATTTAAGAAGAAAGGACTTGTCTTTTGCTCCTTATCTACTACTACAAAGACCATTTCTATTAATAACTCTGGATTGTCTTTTATTTCTTTTCTTAGTGCTTCACTATTTATTATCTTATCTGCTATTGCATTTCTTAATTTCTTATCAAATTCAATGTCGTGTAATTCATTCCATTTATTTTTACGAATATTAATTAGATCAATTGCTTTATATATCATAATAAGTCTTCCAACTTTTCAATTTTCACATCTGCTTCAAGTTTAGTTGTATATTCACCTGACATTTTATTTAATGTATCAATGGCTTTTAATTTATCACTAATATATGCTTCATTTTCGTATGCTTCTCCGTTGTTATCGTATGATGTATGTTTTACTTTACCTTTTACTACATCAGATAACCATTTCATACGCTCTTTAGCACTCATAATAGCTTCATCTTCGAGCTTTTCCATTAATTCCTTATACCTTGACTTAATCTTGTCTGTATTAAATAAAACACAAGCCTTTTCATCTATTGACTTGTCTTTCATTGTTTTAGGTTTAAATGCTTCTCTATAAGCTTCTCTTTGAGACATACCACTTACTACATTTTGAATAAACTTTTCTTGTTTTGGAGTTAATTTATTATTCATATGGTATCACCTCTTTTCTTTAATTGATTTATTCTTTATAGAAGAACACCAGCTAATAAAAAAAGAATATAAACAAGTGTATTTTGGATTAGAGGATTTACTGATGTTCTTGTATAAAAAAAGAACTATATTAGTTCTAATTTGTATCTTTAATAGATATTGTACTAATGATATATAGAAGCATCGTACTCCTAGTGTGCCTTTTAATGAATTTAATCATCTACTGTCAGCCTTATTAGTCTTATATTTAAATATAAGCGAACATCCGTCGATTTGTTTTTATATCACTAGACACTAACTACTAAAGTTAGTGAGCATATACCAAATAGTATATGAATTGATATGTAGTACTTGCAAGATAGATTTTTCAGTGTCTTACCACTTCTAACTTTACATATCAAACCTAGTACCCTAATAAGTACTGATACTAAATAATAAAATCTTTAGTCACTTCTCTGCCTAGAATTGTTTTTATTGTTATCTCGAGTTCAATAAAATATATTCGTCTGAGTTACCTTTAATTAGAATACGTCTAATTGCGTTCCTTTATTATTCAGTATCACTACCTACTAAGATAGTGTTGTGTGTAGTTGACGGCTACTTTTACACAATTGAACAAGAGAGCTAATTATAACTCCTGTTAGTGCCTTATAGACACCATAGAATAGATAATATAGTCGGCTATCTAGCTCACCGTAGTAATTTGTTATCTACTCTATGCTACCTATAAAGTATTTTCTTCACACCTTGTTTCATATTTGCATCCATTGCATATGTTTTTCATACATATTTTAGATTTTTGATTGTTTGAATAAAATTCTATTTCTACATAGTCTTCTTTATCTTCAATATACTCGTGTACTATTTTTTGAATATATTTTACGTTATCATTTGGTATAGCACCTGCTTTTACCATTCCATCTAATATAGACTTAGGTATACAATTATCTAAATCTGCTATTTTAGACTTTATATGCCACTTAAATACAATAGTTAATGGGAATGTGTTAACTTTTTTGCCTTTAAATAGTAAAGCTACTATGTTAGTTTCTTTTTGTTTTATCGTATTGGCGTAATAAGGGTTACTTCTAGATGAATTTATTATTTTATTTAAGTTTTCAAACTTGTACTTGATTATCATCTCTTTTTACCCTTTCCACGAAAAAATACCTAGTTATTAGGTATTCTCTCACTATATCAATTGTATCAAAGAAAACGTATCATATCGTATCATCATTTATAGCTCTTTGACATTTCCATTTTTTATAAATTCTTTTACATTGTATAACTGAGTAATGAACTTTTAAAGATATTTGTTGCCAAGTAAATTTTTCTAAGCATTGCTCTTTATAATAAACTATCAATTGTACTACTTCATCATATTTACCTAATCTTAATAATTCCTTTTCGATAAAGTTTTCAAGTAAAAGTTTTTCTTTAAACAGCTTGTCCAATTCTTTATCTAATAATTCATTTTTGATAACATATTTAGCATATTTATCTTCTCTTTTTCCACCATCAACTAAAGTTTTGTCATATTTAGTAGCCTGTGGCATCATTTTAGACATTTCTAGCTCTTTTTTCTTTAAATAATACTCTATTTCATTATCTATTTTATTTATTTGATTATTAGCTTCTTTTATTGTCATAACTAGCCCTCCAACTTTTCTTTTAATTCTTCTTCGTTGTAAATTCTATTCTTATAAGGTTGATTTAATCTTTTTTGTGTTTTATGAATTTCTGCAAGGATCATTTTCCTATTATCTATTCCTGATAGTTTATTTTTCTGATTAGCGTAGGTTCTTAAAATTTCCTCTTCATTTTTTATTTTTCTTCTTTCAATTAACTTTTCTTTAAGTTCCTTTACTATTCGATAACAACTTTTAGAATTCATAGTATTGTTTTCTATATAATGATACAAATCACTTATAGCTAAATCATTACTAGATTTCAACTCTGGTAATTCATTTATATATACATCTATATTATCTAGTAGCGCTATTGCTTTTTCTATTTCTTCTATCATATACCTCCTAACTCCAAAACCCTCTTACTTTTTATAAATTGTTTTCAATTTATATATCCCTAGAAATTTAACATATCTTTGTATTTTCTTTATTGTTAAATAAAGATTATAATTGCAAAAATTATCATCAAAGTATTTTATATATTTCTCTGGTTTATTAACATAATTCACTTTACCAGTCGTGTATGTTACTATATCGCCCTTTTTTATTTCTTTTATATTTTTCATTTGTTCCTCCCATTGATCTTAATTCATCTACATATTTTTTCTTCTGCTTTTTTAGTTGCTTAATTTCTTGATCAACTAAATATATTTCATATTTAAGTTCTTTTTCTCTGTCCTTCACGTTCTACCTTCTCTTCAAACTCTTCAATTAATCTTGGGTCGCCCATTACTTTAGCCATAGTTAATAAATTATTCATTGCTACTTTGTACTTGTATTCTAGTATGTTATTTCTTTTAATTACACCACATAATTTTATAACTAATATTATGCTTAAATCTATAAAGTAATATATCATTTGTTCCATCCTAATTCTTCTACTTGTTTATTTATGGCTTGTAATAACTTCATATCTAATATTACGCCATTGCTATTTTTACTGTTGTTTGACATAAAAACTTCTCTTTCAAGTCTGTCAAATGATATATAGTCCGGTTCAATTAATCTTCTTTTTTCTTTTTTATAGCAATTAAATCCATCGTCCTCATAATATTCATAACCTAGCTCTTCAAATAACTCTCTAGCACTTTTCATTATTTATCATCTCCTATTATTTCTTTATATTTTTGTAAAACATCTTTAACTCTAACTACTGAAAATATATCATTTTCATCATCTAACATATTTTCTAAATACTTTATAAACTCTTTTTGTTGAGTTAATAGTTCTTCATAGGTAGGCATATCGTATAAATTATAAAATGTTTTATCTTTAATTAATTTGTTAGGAAAAGCTATCTTTCGTACCATAATATCTTCTCTTAGATTAATATTTTGCAATTGATATTCTTCAAGTTGTTTCTTTAATTGTTCTTTTTCAAACATAGTATTCTCATAATCTGCTACTGCATTTTCATATTTTTCTTTTAATTCTTGATTTTCTTTTAACAATGCTTGATTATAGCTTATAAGTAATTCATTATTTTTATTTAATTCAACATAATCAGTTGCTGTCAAAGTATCTTTATGAACATAATCCGCTTTCATTTACTCATCACTCTCTACTTTCTATACTAAATCATTTAATTTAAAGTAATATTCCAATACATTTTTTAGTCCATCTTTATTTAATTTTATATCAGCTTGACTATGAAACACCATTTGGTTATCTTTACATATCATTACATGATTATTTTCTGCTTGTGATATTATATACCCCTTATAATTAATCTTTAACATTACTATCACTTCCTTTAAGTATCTTATCTAATTCTAATAAATCATCTATTATTGTGTTGGCATCACCTCTATCAAACATATTATCTATTTTATTTAAGGCTTTATTTATTCTTTCTTTTAATTGTTTATTTTCTTTTAATAAATCATTATTATCACTTCCTTGTTCTGAACTTTTTCTTAATTCGTAATTAGTTCTTAATTCGTCAACGGTCATACATATAAAAAAAATGCCTATTATAATTAACAATATACAGCCAATTATTTCTATCATTTGGTATCACTTTCCTCTAGTTCTTGCATTTTATTTAATAAGAAATCTATATCAACATCAGTGCAGGTTCCACAATAACCATTAACATTAAATTTCTCTTGCCTTACTTCTTTAAGCATTTTCTTTATATAATTCCAGTTATCTTTTAATTGTTTATTTTCTTTCTTTAACAACTGATTTTCCCAATTAACTTTATCAACTACTTTGTCATTATTTTCTGCATTTTCTTTTAAGATTTTATTTTCTCGTTGTAATCTTATATAATCATCACCATTAACAGCTACTGTTGTTTGTTTTAAGTATTCAACTGGTATTTCTATATCTCCACACTTTATTATTTTTATAGGATTATCTTTTAACATTTGAATTATCTCTTCCTTTTTATTCATTATGACACCTCTTTTAATATATCTAATAATTCATATTCAACACCATATTTATTTTCATTCCATTTAGGTTTCATTCTTCTAATATCAGCACATATATTATTATCTTCTAGTAATTGAATTGCTTTATTAATAACTTCTTTTAGTTGTTTATTTTCCTTTTGCAGTTGTTTTATTTTTGGCATAAATTCTAATAAAACATCAGCCCTACCAATTGCTTCTGTTAATTCTTCTTCACTTGCACCACTAATCATTCTTGCACCTCTTTATCTTGTAATATTCGTAATAATTTATCGTGAACTAATAAATACCTATTTGTCATTTTGGTCATTGTTTTTTCATCAAGTTTTTTATTATCCTCTGCATGTGTTAACCCTTGAATTGTACTTATACTTTCATAAGATGTTATATATTCAACAGCCTTATCAATTACTTCTTTTTGTTTTTGACATTGTTGTTCTAAACATTCATAACTAGGTTTTTCATCAGGTCTTACAATAAATGATACTGATTTTTCTAAGTCTGCATAAGAAACTCTACAACCTAGAATTGTTCTATAATTTGTAGGTTTATATCTTGCTTCTATTAAATTGTTATTTAATACAACTTCCAAGTTTTTTAATAAAGTTTCTTCTCTCATTTTAGCTATTGCTTCTTGCAGTACCTCAGAAAAATTTGGGGCAAATTCAATATCATCAATATCAATATTAAACATTTTTAAATCACTTTTTAGTGATACTTCTTTATTCATAATTTAGTCCTCCTGTTTCGCTTCTTCAAAATATTTATCAAAATCTTTTTTTGTTATTAATTCTGCTATAACTTCATCTTCTCCACATATAACCATTTGTAATATAATGGTTGATTCATTAGGCCCAAATAAACTTCTTGCCATACAACTTTTTAAACCAAATCTAGTAAACCAACTCTCCTTGTATGTCTTATATATACCACCACTACAAGCATTAATTTTTAATGTATTATTTGACTCATAATGACTATATAATAAACCCATATTAGTCCTCCTTTTTGAAAACTGTAACGTTTTCAAATATTATCTTATAGTCCATAGTTCTAGTGCCTATTTCTTGGTCGTGATATATTCTGATGCCTTTCATAACCTCGGCTATATATCTATCTTTGTTATATTCTAATTCTTCTCTAAATTCTTTTACTTTCTCTTCGATGGCGTTTTCAATGTTAGCACTTACTAGTTTTTCAACACTATCTTTAATTGCATTTTCAATAAATACTTCTTTCATTGTTTAGTCCTCCTGTTTCTCTTTTTTCTCATTATATTGTAAATAATTTATAATTTCATTTACTTTATGCGCTATACATTTTACATCTCCAGGATATACCGTTCTATTTAAATCTTGTATAACAGCATTAGGTATATGCTTAGGTATTTCTACCTTTTTTGCTTCTTCCAAATTACCAATGTTTTTTATTATGTCCTTTAAT